CAAAACATCTTGGCGAACGATGCTCCAGTTTTCTCGGTTCGCGCCGCCTCAGGCGACACATTCATTCGTGGATTTATGATTATGCCATTCCTACCAGGCATCAAATCAGATGTTGATGGAGTACCGCCCGACGGCAGCCCGGCGACGCCGCCTGGTGAGAATGTATATTCAACTTTCGTAGAGGCCACACCAAATGGAGATATAGTAACCATGAAGAGGTATACATGGACGGTCCCCTCCAGCGGCGTTGGCGCTTGGGTTGAAACCGCAAACTTTACACTTCCGAAGGGAACTCTGTACTCGGATGCAAGCGGAAATGTCAAGATTGCTCGCGATGGACCAAACATTTCGAATCACGGACTCAATGGTGTTTCATCGTGGAAATCTAGTCAGTAAGTATGACGCATGATTCATTTATTCATCGCGGTGATAACACCATAAGCATCAATGGAGTTTTGATTCCTATTGAGGTGTTGCGTGTCTATGATCCCGAATACACGCTTCCTACTGGTGTAAAGTCTGTTCGATACACAATCGACCCCCAAACCGGAACAGGCCACCACTTCCAACACGATGGAACCCGAAATCTGCGAGGCATACACCCATGTCCTCAGTTGGATGGGTATATCGCCAATCTGCAAAGCATCAAAGCCATCGCAGATAGCCTGAAAGAGGAAAGTGCGGAGATAGAGGCCTTGATTGCCGACGCTCTAGTGTCGTATGCAGACAAGCGCAAACTGGAATATCCGCCCATCGAAGAGTTAGTAGTGGCATTGTGGGAACTTGTGGTGGAATCCAATCCATCCACCATGTCTCGCATTCAAGAGATTCAATCAAGAAGACTACATACTAAGCAGAAGTATCCCGGAAACGCAAAAACAACGGAGTTGACAGCGTTTTCAGGACCTTGTGAAAGTGATAACCAAAGGAGAGACTATGAAGATTTCGTATGCACAAGTGTTTCAGGCAGCACCCGCACTCAACATTCTAGCCAATAGACCATTCTCGGCGAGAGTGGCAATCAAGTTGGTTGACATCATTGAGTTGCTGAACCCCCACCTAACTGTGATAGAACATTTCCGCGATGCCCTCGCTGCCGCGGCAGAACATGACTCGAAAGACGAGTTAAATGCCCGGTTTGCTGACTATCTAAACACCACCACAGCAGATTTGGGGCTCTTTGTTCCCCTGCTTCCCGAAGAAGCAGATGCGGCAGGACTGAAATTCACCATCCGCGAAATGGCAGCAGTACGGTTCTTGTTTGATTCTCCGGGGGCTCTCCCACCCGAACGGTCAGTCTACCCCGACCGCAAACCGTAACCGAAGTGTAGTTTGGCATGATCCGCTAACTATACATAACACGGGAGATATGCCATGCCAACCGTCAACTCACGCAAGAAACTCAAGGATTACATCTACCGCAAACTGGGTGCGCCAGTCATTGAAATCAATGTGGACGACGCTCAGGTAGAGGATCGCATTGATGACGCGATTCAGTATTTGGGAGAGCATCACTACGATGGTGTAGAGAAGATTTACTTGCCGTATACCATCACGCAAAGTGATATGGACGACGGACACATCACCATTTCCAACCCGAACATCCTGTCCATTGTGAATATGTACCCCGTTGGTGGGGGTTCACAAAGCAGTACAAGCAACTTGTTTGGCGCCAGATTTCAATACTCTCTGCAAGACATCATTCCGATTCCGGGTGGAATAGACCTCATAGATTGGACGATAGTTCAACAGCGTCTTTCGCTACTCCAACAGATGCTAGAGCCAGAAAAGCAGATCAGATGGAATCGCATCACCAACCAACTGTTCATCGATTCTGAGTGGGATGTGAACTTCCCCGTAGGCACCAACCTGATCTTTGAGGTATATTCGCAAGTCAACCCCGCCGAAAACCCCGATGTGTACGACATTCAATTCATAAAGAAGTATGCGACCGCCTTGGTCAAGATGCAATGGGGACAGAATCTGTCTAAGTACAGCGGAATCCAGTTGCCTGGTGGAGTCACCTTTGACGGTAAAGCAATCTACGACTCGGCAAAAGAAGAAGCAGACAAACTAGAGTCTGATTTGCGAGCATCCTTTGAACTTCCGCCTGACTTCTTGGTAGGATAACATGGCACTAAATCCGTACTTCTCCAAATACGAACGGAGCGAACAAACTCTTGTGGAAGATTTGGTGGTTGAAACCATCAAAATGCACGGACATGAGGTTATGTATCTGTTCCGTGAGTCTCCTGAGATTGATACGATATTTGGAGAAGATTCGCTACCATCCGTCTATAAGATTGGTAAACCGATTGAGATGTATGTGGAGAGCGTAGACGGATTTGAGGGAGAAGGCGACTTCATCGCAAAGTTTGGACTAGAAGTGCGCGACAGCATGAAACTGGTGGTAAGCAAGCGCAGATGGAAACAAGAGTTCAGCGGAATCACGGGTGGCATGCCGCCTGGAAATAGTGCAGAGAGGCCGAGAGAGGGTGACCTGATATACTTCCCATTGTCCAAAGGTATCTTTGAGATCAAGTTTGTGGAGCATGAGAAACCGTTCTATCAGTTTGGTAAGAACCATGTGTATAGCATCTCTTGCGAACTTACAACATCTGCTGGCGATACATTCGAGACAGACAACACAGAGGTCGATGCCGCAGGAATTGGTATCGAGCAAGGATATGCCGAGTTTGCATTGGATGTGACCCTTGTAACTGGATCAGGAACCTATGCTATTGGAGAAGTAGTAACACAAGGAACTGCATCTGCCAGAGTACTAAAGTGGACTCCACCATCAGGGATGACCCTTGCTGTACTTAGACTAGAGCGCGTGGTGGGCGTATTTACCGCCAGTCCAACTCCTATTGTCGGTGCTGACTCAGGGGCATCGTGGTCTTACTCTGCACAGACAACAACTAGCATCTCGGTTGGAACACCAAACAGTACGGTGAATCAGAATGCAGAGTTCGATATAGAAATGGATCGCATCGTAGATTTCACAGAGAACAATCCATTCAGCGAGGAAGGGTGAGTAATGTTCAGCAGAGACAATCCATTCTATCACCAATGCGTTCGCAAAACAGTTGTTGCGTTTGGTTCTCTGTTCAACAACATCTATATCAGCGATCCAACGAATGGTCCTCCGGCGCGTATTCCTCTCACATATGCCCCCAAGCAAAAGTGGATTAGACGCCTTTCGGAGAGCAGAATGGAAAGCGGTCAGACTTTCAACATGACTTTGCCTCGCCTGGGATTTGCCTTGACCAACTGGGCATACGATAGTGGTCGCAAGCGTACAACCATGACCAAGAAAGTAATCGACACTAGCGCACCAACATCAGACAACCAAAAGGTGTATCGCTTTGCAGAAGTTCCATACACATTCACCTTTGAGTTGTACATCATGCCAGACACAATGGACAATGGACTCAGAATAGTCGAGCAGATTCTTCCATACTTCACTCCGTCGTATACGGTCAGCATCAACTTCACAGACATCGACAAGAAGATAGACCTTCCGATCACGCTCACCTCGGTTGGTTGGGAAGATGACTACGAAGGAAACTTTGATTCTGTCAGAAGTATGATGTACACCATGTCATTCGATGTGAAGGGATACATCATCGGACCTCTGCGCGATGCAAACTTTGTACTGGAAACCCAAACATCTGCTCACCATTGGGAAGACCTTGGAAAGCCAAGATCGTTGACAAGAGACTACATACGAGTGTGGGATCGAGCAGTCGTAGAAGGAACAACAGGACCAGATGCACCCCTCTCACAAACAGGCAACGCATACGATGTGTGGCAAGACATCGAACTGTTTGAAGACATTGATCCTAATTGGGAAGCGGGAGAGTAAGCATGGAACCAGCCAAAGGTGTTGACGATAAACTAGCATCTGTGCTAGGGATTGAGAATGACATTGCCCCGACTGAAAAACCAGTAAAGGCGATAGCAGTTCGCGTTCCCGAACCTGTACATCCCTTGGCGCAAGAAGACCCACACGCAGCAAATGACTACAGCGAAGTTCGCAAGAACCTGAAAGAACTCATTGATGTAGGCAAGTCTGCGCTCGACGGCATCATGCAAGTGGCTAGTGAGGGAGAATCTCCCCGAGCATACGAAGTTGCTGCCATCATCATGCGTCAGATCGCGGATGCAAACAGCAGTCTCATTGATCTACACAAGCGAGTGAAAGATATTCGCCATATGGCGGCGCATGAGAAGCAAACTGCACAAAGCATCACAAACAATGCCATATACTTGGGCAGTACCAAAGACCTACAAGAATACCTGAAACTACAGAAGGAAGAACAGCGCAAGAGACTCGATGACCAAAGTGAGTAAAGCATGACTCTGCGACAGGAAGATTCGTATCTTGGCAACCCCAACCTGAAGGCGGCGAACACCGCCGTTTCTTTCACTCCCGAACAGGTTGCGGAGTACCTGAAATGCAGCGAAGACCCGTTGTACTTCATCACCAAATACATTCGCATCGTGACCCTAGACAGGGGATTACAATCGTTTGAACCTTGGCATTTTCAGCAAGACTTGCTACGAACGGTACACAGCAATCGCTTTGTGATTTGCAAGTATCCTCGCCAGAGCGGTAAGTCAACCACGGTGCTTTCGTATGCTCTGTGGTACATTCTGTTCAACCCCACAACCAATGTTGCGTTGCTTGCGAACAAACTACAGACGGCGCGTGAACTGCTAAGTAAACTCAAAACAGCATACGAGTATTTGCCCAAATGGTTGCAGCAGGGCATTGTGAGTTGGAACAAAGGTTCTCTTGAACTCGAAAACGGCTCCAAGATTCTTGCGTCTGCCACCTCTTCGTCTGCTATTCGTGGTGGGTCGTTCAACCTCATCATACTTGACGAGTTTGCATATGTGCCACACGAACTGGCAGAAGGCTTCTTTTCGTCTGTGTATCCCACCATCGCCAGCGGTAAGACCTCAAAGGTACTGATTGTCTCCACCCCGAAAGGCTTGAATCTGTTCTATCGGTTGTGGATAGGCGCCAAAGAGAAAACCAATGCTTATGTTCCAGTAGAGATTCATTGGAGCGATGTGCCTGGGCGTGATGCCAAATGGAAAGAACAGACCATCGCAAACACAAGCGAAGAGCAGTTTCGGGTGGAGTTTGAGTGTGAGTTTGTGGGGTCACTCCATACCCTGATTGATGTCAAGAAACTGAAGAATATGCCATGGAGGAAACCCATACAGAAGACATTGGATGGGATGGATGTTTACGAAGCGGCAAAGCCAAATCACATCTATGCAGCGGTGGTCGATACTTCTCGCGGGAGTGGATCGGACTACCATGCCATTGTAGTCATCGATGTTACACAAACCCCATATCGGTTGGTTGCAAAGTTTCGCAACAACACCCTGTCGCATTTGATCCTACCCACCGTAATCGACAAGATTGCCAAGGACTACAACAATGCCAGCGTACTGGTGGAACTGAACGATATCGGAGAGCAAGTTGCCACAATTCTGCACGAAGACTTGGAGTGCGAGAATATGCTGAATACCACCGTGCGAGGCCGAGGTGGTCAGGTACTGTCGAACTTTGGAGTTGGCAAACGCCAGTTGGGGGTGAAAACTACACATCCTGTGAAAAAAGTAGGATGCTCGGTTCTAAAATCGCTGATAGAGGAGGACAAACTGTTGGTGGAGGACTTTGATATCATCAGCGAATTCGCCACATTCGTGTCCAAAGGCGACACATTTGAGGCAGAATCTGGCTATCACGATGACTTGGTAATGACCCTTGTGCTGTTTGCGTGGATGACTTCTCAACCATACTTCAAGGATTTCACAAACATAGATATCCGTAGACTGATCTACGAAGATCAGATCAAAAGGATCGAAGAAGACTTGACCCCGTTCGGAATGATTGATGACGGCCTGGTGGCTGATGATGACGATACCATGTGGTGAATGTCTGTTGTCTGTTCTGAAAGTGAGACTAGGCATAAATACAAGCACAGAACCATTCGGAACTTCCGTTTGACCAAAGGAGATACACATGGGATTCCAACTTAGTCCAGGCGTAGAAATCAAAGAATTTGACTTCACAAACATTATTCCTGCTGTTGCTACTTCTTCAGGTGCATATGCAGGTCGATTTGTTTGGGGTCCAGTTGATGAGATTGTGACCATATCAAGCGAAAACGAACTCAAGTCGGTGTTTGGTAAACCAAACGATGATAATGCTTCAGGGTGGCTTTCTGCTGCAAACTTCCTTTCCTATGGCAACAACCTCAAGGTTGTGCGCGTTGTTGAAGAGGAAACTGCTTTGAACGCAGGCGCAGGAGGATCAGGCGCAGTCACAGGATACATTCCAAACGAACAGGCTTGGGAAAACGATACACAAGCATTTGGTTTCCTTGCCAAGTATCCCGGCGCACTCGGTAATGCAATCTCGGTGTATGCATACAGTCTGGATAGCGATCACACCACCGGCGGTACTGATATCGAAGAAGAAACTGATCTACTGTTCTCACAAATCTTTGATCGCGCTCCAAACTCGGTTCTCGGCTTGGGAGCAGGTCAAGCAACAGGTGGTTCCGCTTGGGCGCATGAGCGTGAGGCATACGGCGATGAAATCAACCTGTGCGTCATTGATCGCACAGGTGAAATCTCGGGTATTAAAAACACCGTGCTTGAGAAGTACGAAGGTGTATCGCTGTTCCCTAACGCAAAGAAGCCAGACGGATCAAGCAACTATATCCGCACCGTAATCAACAACAGTTCTGAGTACATTTGGATGGGTAACGAGTTTTCCATCAGCGGAGTAACCGTTGACGATGATCTTGCAGTCGAAACCGTGACTCCTGAAACTGTTGCAGGCAGCGACGGGCATCGTCTAACAGGTGGTTCTGATGGTGATGCTCCCGAGGGAAATGATTTCTTCAACTCGGATGGTACTCGTGGATATGGACTGTTCATGGACGCAGAACAGGTTGATGTTTCTCTGATTCTGCTTGGCGCTCCTGATGGTCCAGGCGCCGACGCAGTTCACACCACACTTTCCAAAGATATCATTCAACAGATCGCAGAGGCGCGCAAAGACTGCGTAGCATTTGTAACTGCACCATATACAGATATCTTTGACGAACCAAACGCAGCAGAACTAACTTCTGCGTTGATTGAATGGCGCAACGAAA